CGTCTAATGTAATATCTCCAGATACTGCTAACGTATTGTTAATGTCAGTAGCACCGTTTAATGTAGTAGCTCCAGTTACTTCTAAAGTACTAGCAAAGCCAACAATACCCTGTACAGCTAAGTTACCAGTAATTCCTGTGTTACCTCCTACTCCTAGATTGCTTGCTAATGTAGTGTCGCCTGTTACTCCTAATGTCCCGCCGATTGTAGCGTTAGAAGATAACGTAGCAGTATCACCTGTTAATGCATCTACATAGATGTTTAACCATCTCTTAGTTGTAGATCCTAGACTGTAAGTACTATCTGCGTCTGGGATGATATCAGAAGTAATCTCACCACCTAAAGTAATAGTATCAGTATTAGCATCACCAATGTTGATGTTACCGCCTAATACGATATTACCTGTAATGTTTGCATTACCTGATAATGATAGGTTAGTTGCAGATAAATCTCCTGTTGCTGTTAAACTACCTCCTAAGGTAATATCATTTGCTACAGATAAGTCTCCGTTATCAGTACCTGAGTTAGCTACGATCGATAAGTTTCCAGTTAACTGATCAATGGTTACATTGGCAATGTGATTGTTCTCAATGTTACCAGTGAAATCTAACGTCTCATTACCAGCGTGATTCAATCTAACCAACGCCTGTGATGCAGTTGAGTAGAAAGGTAAACCAGTTAATGGAGAGTTTGATGAAATATCTGGAGCGTTAGCGCCTTCGTAGATCTTACCAATGATAGTTGACGTACCGGTACCTGAAGTACCTGTCATCGTCAAGAATGGTCCGGTTAAGTCACTAATGACTCCCGTTGCCAATAACAATTCACCCTGCGATGATGCCGCACCTGCAAGGTTTGCTATGGGACCTCTTCTAATTAATATTTTTTGTGCCATCTAGAATATGTTGTAAATGTATTAATACTGTTATAAATATCAGAAAAAACTACCTAAATCAATAGTACTTTCTTCTCCCGGGTCTGATATTGCTCCTAGGTTCTCTATCTTTACGGTTGCTCTCTGGACTGCTTGATCAATCTGTGCTTGAACTACTTCGATAGCTCCAGATACAAGTAGAGCGGAAGCAGTAGGATCTGTTTGCGTTAATGCGGTCTGTCCGTCAACGCTCAAAGAGCCTGTGATTTCGTAATCTCCGTTTGGATCTAACTGACTAGCGTGTATTCTTGCCATCTTATTCTTGTGTTATCGGTTCAAACTTTCCTATTAGAACAACTTCGAAATCTGGTAGGATTTCATATTGTACTGCTACAGTGTCAATCGTAACCACTATATTAGAGTCTACCTGCTCAATACTTACAATCTGTGAAGATGGTATGAACTGTCCGTTAACATATACCTTAAAGTCTGCTTTACCTATGGCAGGGAAACCAGCAGGTAGTAAGTCGTTTGCTATCTGTACATTATTAAACGTTGCAGTAGTACTTGTTGTAGAAGTAGCTATGGCTGTGTTCTGTAGCGCTACGTATTTAATTTCTTCAAATGTCATACCTGCTACGATTTGGTTATAATTTAATTGAGCTGTATCGAATGTTGTTACTGCTGCTCCTTGAGAATCTGTTAACGCAGTCGATCCTAATCCGGCAGCGTCAGTAGTAGTTTCTGTACCGATGATAATTTCACTTGTACTGTATACTAAATCAGTATTTGCTAACTCTTTGTTAATCTGATCTGAGATGATGTATCCCTGTAGAGTGATTGTAAAGTTTGTCTTACGGCTCTATCTTGACCAGTGCTTAATTCTGTTACCGTAGTATAAGTATCAATACGGGCTCTAAATTTAAATCTCTCAGGATCTCCCCAGTAACTGTCAGAAGCAAAGTTAATTCCTTCAATAAGCTTATTCATCTGCTCTACATAATCGGTAAACAATACACATTCGTATTGAATGGTTACATAGTCTGGGATGATTGTTGCTACTAACTGTTTAGAAGGCTTTCTGTTAGCTAAGACAGAGAACCTGTCGTAAACGTTTCTCCTATTGTACCTCGTCTCAACTAATACGTAGTTATTAACTTCATTACCGTCTAACTTGTTTCCTAACGTTCTATTCTTCTCGATAGAAGAACGCTTAAACATGATTAGAGGTACTTGAATCTTTCCTTCCTTATCTCTGTAGTATCCGTCAGCTTGTACTGATTTCCATCTCTCTGGTGATCCGTAGATGATGGGAACGTTTAATTTAGCTCCGTTTTGAACTACTGATGGTCTGATTACTTCTTTAAAGTAGTACATTATCGACTCATCAATGTCTCTAAGGCCGATTGTAAAGTTTTTTACTTCACTATCTTTAACAGAGTTTTGGTACGCTCTAGATTTCTTGTCTACGCTATACGCTTTCCCATTAGGTAAGTAAGGGTTTACCTGTTGTTGAGAGACATCTCTCTGGGTTCTAGGTGTAGGTTTATTTCTATCCATTATCTAATTTGCGCTATACCAACTCTGTCAGCTCTAGTCATATGTGTCTTACAAAGTATTCCGATTGATGCACCGAATTTATCGTTTCTACTCTCTAATTGGTAGTTGTTATCTCTACCAACAAAGAATTGATTCTCAATCACAGTATCAATCTCGTAGTAATTTTCATGCCACATTACGATATCTCCTACCTCAGGAACTACGTTAGCATCTACCATCTGCTCTCTTANGAAATAGTAATCTACTAATTTANTGTAGTCNGAACCAAATTCAGAATCATCTGTTGATCCTTGTTGTGATTCGATTCTACAATTTAACTTNACAGGAGCCATAAAAGTCTTCTCTAAAGCTTCACCGTANATGTTTGCTTGAGTATCAGCTAGAGATATCTTNTAGTATAAAATCTCTTGCTCCATCACATCGCTTAAGAGCTCTCGATTTATACCGGCGAAAAGCTTAAAATCTCTTTGACTGCCGAATAAACTCATACTTCTTTTGTTTCAAGGTGTTTTTCTGAAAACTTAAACTTGATAATATCTGGAACCTTTAGAGCTAATTCCTGAAGCTTATTAAAGGTTTCTGAAGCGGTTTGAGTAGATACACACTTTACTAAGAGTAATCCTCTTGGTTGATGCTCGTCTTTATCTGATTTGTTGTTTACAACCGCTACATAAGGTAATGCTCTAACGATTTGAGCAATAGTAGAGATATTAGAGTCTTCTTTAAACTCTACGTATACAAGCGTCTCATATTGCTTGTAAGCTATCTCATTAAGTAGATCGTCAATCTTTATCATCCTACGTATATTGTCATTGGCACAGAAGCAATTGTTGACTGTGCGTTTCTTGTTTCATTTGCTTTTCTCTCTAATTGTGCATTACGAGAAGTTTGCTCTAGCATCTCTCTCAATTGCAGTAAAAGTCTTTCTTTTTCAGCTCTAGCATCTGTTAAGAGATCTGCTTGATTTAATGTAGTTTCTGCTCCCGGGACAGGTACTGTTGTGTACTTACCTCTAATATATCCTAGCAATTCTTTTGATAAAGCTAAAGCATATTGGAAGATCCACTGTCTACCTACGGAGTTAATCTCTGTGTAAGAAGGGTTAGAATAAGGAACCTCTCCTACGTTTGTAATTAAGCCTGTTCCGTCTCTAGTAATATCTTGCTTATCGCTTAACTTATAGTACTCAAATAATACTTTACCTGCTGCAGACGGTATTGGGAATAATTTTAATCTATTATTAACAATCTCAAATGAGAATGCTGATCTTCTAATCTGATCATTAAACTCAATAGCTTGCATTTTTAAAATATCAAATGAAGCAGGCATTAATAAGAAGTTAACACCAGGTGAGTATGAACCGAAATCGAAAGCATCCATCAATGACTGAATACCTGAACCGGTACCTGCATACGGATCAAAGTAACGTAAGATTGCAGGAGGTGCTTCGTAGAATACTTTTCTAATTTCGATACCGCCTTCAATACCTTGATCGGTTGCCCATTGATCTAAATTATATTCCTGTTGATCAGGTACGGTAGTAAATTCTCCAGTGTGTTTAGTTACTGTTCCTCCAACTTCAGCTTCTGTTCCGTAGTTTTCAGAGATCTGAATAATCCTGTTTAAAGAAGCATCTATAATCTGGTTGTTGTATGATGTTGTAGATGAAGCTCCTTCCATAGAGATGTAATTCTCTCTAATCTTATATTGGAATACTTCGTTACCGTAAACAGTTACTGCTTCTTCGAAAACAGCATAAAATGATCCAGACTGCAACTCTACATCCATCAAAGGATATCCCAACCTTTGAGCACAGAATTTAGCTACTTTATCCGCATCTGCCTGAAAGGCAGTATCGTTATCGTAAAAGCCAAATGGAGTGTCTCCTGGGAAGAAAGTACTTGTTCCAGTCCAAACTTGAATATCAGCCATAGCTAGGTTTTATTATAAATAGCTGATAGATGGTTAAGTCTACCTGTAGAAGCTTGTATTAATATCTGTCCCAGAAGAAGGTGACCAGGTTACATTATTTCCAGTATAGTAATCTGTTGTGAATGTAAACTGATTTGAGTTGATGTTATAGTTTTTTTCTAATATCCGCCATACTACATTGGTTGCAGCAATAAGTAATTCTCCAGTATTAGTATTCTCGACTGCGTCGGTTAATATGTACCTAGGTTCACCGATTGGCTTATCGAGCGGTATATAGTGTGCAAGTGCTCGAAAAGATGGAGAGTAAACTTGAACCAACTTATCATTATCAGTAAAGATTATCTCATATATGCTATTTGCTCCTAAGTTGTTATATTTAGATTCCCTTACTCCGTTAAGTGCTGATATTTCTACTAAAGCTTGAGTTCCGGT